ATGAAAGGCGTAAAAGCAGCTCGGTTTATAACTAAATGTCCACACTGCCAAGCAAAGGCAAATATTCGCGACAGCGAGCAGCAATCCGACCTAGTCCGTAAGATAAAATTTCAATGTACAGACCCTGATTGTGGTCACACATTCATCTCTCTATTATCAGTTTGTAAGACACTCTCACCATCCGCTAAACCCAATCCAAAAGTAAATATCCCACTGTCTGAAAAAGCTCAAGCTTCTGCATAATTCCGCGTAATATCATCTATGTTGCAACGTGCAGCCGCGCCCCTGCAACTGCGCCATTTTGGTGCCTATGCACTTGCGTATTTTTCCACACATTTACTCGTCAGGCGTGGCGGGGGGAGAACTGCGCGCGCAGGGTGGTGCACCAGGATGGGGCTGGGGGAATTAGGGGCGCCGCCCGGATCCGTGGGCGGCATAATGAACGGGGGATGGGCTACCAGTTGGTGATAATTAACTCTGTGCGCGGTGCTTTGCGGCCGCCTATCGTGTAGTTGATAGGAATCTCTTTAATGGTGAGGCCGGCGAATAGTTCTCTTATCTCTGGCTGGTCGACATGACTAACAACCATCTTGCCCTTGATCGACCTGGCATATTGGGCTATTAGTTCGTACTGCTCCCAGCCGAACTCAACGCCATAGCCCTCTGTTTGCCAGTAAGGTGGGTCCATGTAAAAAACAGTATAATCTCTATCGTATCGGCTTATACATTCCTGCCAGCCCATGTTTTCTATGTACGTCCTCGTCAGTCGAAGGTGGGCCAGACTCAGTTCTTCTTCCACTCTTAGCAGATTGAATTTAGGCGGTGCTGATGGTGACACGCCAAAACTCTGCCCATGCACTTTGCCACCAAATGCTTGCTTTTGAAGGTAGTAAAACCTAGCTGCTCTCTGAATGTCTGTTAGGGTCGAAGGGTCTATCTTTTGTTGCTCCAGCCACTCCTCACGGCCCACCAAGGCCCATCGAAAATGGCGGACCAGTTCATCCAGGTGATACTTAACAACCTTATAGAGGTTATGTAGGTCGCTATTAATATCATTAATAACCTCGGTCTTGGATGGTTCTTTCATAAAGAAAATAGCAGCTGCGCCAGCAAAAGGCTCAACATAGGTTTGATGCCCGTTTATTAGTGGCAGGATATGTTTTGCCAGACGGCGTTTGCCCCCTATCCAGGGGATTATTGGTTTGCTCATTGAAGCCTCCAGTGTTTGTTATATTGTGTTACAGGTTGTTACAAGGTAGGCTCTCGCATGCTGCATGCAGCGAGGGGCCTTGGCTTTTCACTGTGGCTCTATCACGGTGTCGGGCGTCGTCGCTGGTGTTACCGCACCGGCGTCGTCGCCCCTCTTTATTTGCTGTCTTGTTGAATGGTCCCCATTATTTCGTCGTAGGTTTTAAAACTAACCACCTCTTCACCTATCCACTCGTTAAGCTCCTTGAACCGTTCCTGCAGGGGGATGATTTCATTCATGTGGAAGGTGCGGTCGGCCTTTTCGAAGTCGCCCAGGCCGGCGGCGTTCTGCGGCACCACGGCCACTAGGATGGGATACATGCGGTGTGCGGCCAGGATGTCATCACGGGTGACATTCTTTATATTGAAAAACTCATCCTTGGCGGCCACCTCGGCTATAGGGATAAGTTGTATTCCATCTTTCTTGCCGCTTGGCGCATACATGAACAGGTTGCGAAAATTTCCGGGGCCTTTTGCATTTTTCAGCGCGTCCCGCAGGTCATTGACGTAATTCTCATCCTGGGCGGCATCTGTCATGTAGAGTATGAAACCGGCATGGGAGCCATTCTCATAGTAGCGCCGCCTAAACAGGGTGGCGGACTCATTGAGCCATGCAGAGTTAAGGCCAGCCAGATACTCAGGCAGGCCATATATTTCTTGATTAATGTCTGGCTCTATTAGATGGTGAATGGATCCCTTTTTGAACTCGTGGCTATTGCCCCAGGCATTTGGAGCCCAGAAATATTGATCTGGCTCGCGTCCGCGGCGCACATACTTGGCCGGGGCTACTTTAAGACCCAGGCTTCCACCAAGGCGATTATCTTTGCGCTCTATGTAGCCATTACCGAAAGTTAGATAATCCAGACCCCACCTGGAAAACTGGTCGCGACTTAACAGCTTGTGCGGGATAAAACTACTTACCAGGCTGTTGCGCTTTTTATAGATAGACGAACTATGGTGAGGGTTCGCCCGGAATGACTTTGCCAATCCATTAAATGAAATGGGCGGCTCATACCATTCCCCGTTCCACCAACTCTCTACATAATCGAGAATGTCTCTCCCTTCTAATACCGGCGTGGGAGCACCAAACTCAAATAATTCGCCTTTGGATTTTTTTGTTTCGCTGGACATTTAATATATCTCCATAATGGATTTGTTTGTTCCGCCACTACCTTGCAGTGGCTCATGTTCAAGTGCATGCATGACCGCCCAGGCCAGATCGCCGTGTCCGGCCTCTTCGCTACGGGTCGCGCCGAATGTGGTTCTTGTTCCGCCTGCAGTTATTGTTCGGTGGATTTGCATGAACGCGGTGGCCAGGTCGGTCCAGCCGGCGTCGAATTCCAGGCGGCCCTTGGTAACAACCTCCTGGGCTTTTAGCACTAGGCGGGTCTTTACTTCGGGTGAATATGAAAGCCCGCGGGCAGCTGGGAAAAACTGCTTAACCAGATCAAAAACACCAATACCGATAGAATTGGTATCAATACCTATGCGGGTTACGTTGTAACGATCGGTGAGCTGTTTAATATGCTCGGCCTGTTCGGGGAAAGGCATGTTGTACCAGGTGATTTTTTCCAGGATTCTGAACTTGCCGCCCTCAACCGCTGGCGGGGCTATAACAACAACGGCTGCAGCGTCACGAGAGCGCGAGGGGTCATAGCCAATCCATACCGGGTAGTTTGCAAATGGTTTAATGGCGAGGGGCTTAAAATCGCTCCAGATCACCCAACTATCAACCATACAACGCTGTAAATCGCTAAGAGAAAAAATCGAGGAGGTGTCGTCGATAAACTGACACATCAGCAGGTTGTCATACTCTTCTTTGCTATATTCCAGCCGTAGTTCTTCCAGGTCGAACAGGTCACACCCGCCGGCGACGGCATCCTCTATTGTTACAATGTGGCGCCACTGTCTGTCCTCACAGAGCAACCCATCTTTAAGGGCTTTATGGCTGATATCTACTTGGATGTGTTCCTCTTTCTTTCGGCCGCGGTTGAAGTGTTTGCCGCTCCAGAACGGATAGGCCTCGTGGTTGATGGAACTGGGAGTGGAAAAATAGGTCTTGCGCCATTTCTTGTGCATGGCCATGCCGCTGGCCACCTTGTTCAGTTCAGTGAAACGCGGAATCCAGAAATACTCGTCTTGGTAAAAATGGCCATGATAACTTTGGGCGGTGCGGAAGTTTGTGCCTAAAAAATGAAGGTGAGCTCCATTGGATAGAATGATCGGGTCACCGGTTAAATCGACCCCGGCGCAATCCTGAACAAACTGCCGTATATATTGTTTAAAGACGTGGGCCTGGGCCTTGGATGCAGATAGAAATATCTGATTGTCTCCCGTCTCTGCAGCATCAAGAATTGACTCCCTGGCAAAATAATAAGTGGCACCAATCTGCCGGCTTTTAAGAATATTTCGAATCCGGCGGGATATCTCTTTCTGTTTCCACCACTCTTTCTGGTAGCCGAACAGTTCATCCATGAATGCCTCGCGCATTCGCTCCAGACCTTCCTCCGGAATCTCGTTCTTCTTAGGCTTGCGCCTTTTCCCGCGGTGGCGATTTTTTAATTTTGGGTTTAGATCGGTTTCATTGCCGCCCTGGTCATACTTGCGGATCCGGGCGGTCCGCTCCAGAGACTTGGTCAGTGTTTCAATCTCTCTTAGATCACCATCTGTTTTATCATCCTTGCCGATAAGCTGGGTCAACCTAACATCGATTGCAGACTCCACTCTCTGAATAACTGGAGTCGAATCCCAATCGTCGCGCTTTTTCCACGAATAGATGGTGGGCGGACTCTCTTCAAGCCGTCGCGCAATCTCGGCGGGCTTGTAGCCTTGCCAATAGAGCAAACGCGCCTCTGTGCGGTTATCTATCTGTGGGGTGTTTGAGGTCATACGGCAAGGGTAAGGCCGGATAGCCTGCCCATTTAGGTAATTCAGAAGTAGAAAGGCTTTCCACTCCCGAGGCTCATTGCCAAAAAACCACCTCTGTCCGAACCTCATCACAAATGCACCTAAGCACTCACCACCAGGATAAGAGACGATGAAGCGAATTCTTTCAAAGTTTTTCCGAGTTGCCACCGAAGGCGACACAATCGACGGCCGCGAAATATCCAGAAGCTGGATAAATGACATCGCCGAGACCTACGACTCCAAACTGTATGGCGCCAGGGTTTGGCTGGAGCATATTCGCGGCATTATTCCTGGAGGCCCATTCGACGCTCTGGGTGATGTGTTTGCGGTTCAGGCCAAAGAAGAAAACGGCAAAATGTGTCTATACGCACAGATCGAGCCAACCCCGGCTTTGGTTGATATGAACCGAAGCGGGCAGAAGATTTACAGCTCTATTGAAGTTCAGCCAGACTTCGCCAAAACCGGGAAAGCCTATCTATCAGGCCTAGCGGTAACCGACGACCCCGCCAGCCTCGGAACCGAGCGACTAGCGTTCAACGCAACAAAATTTGGCTCGCAATATACCTCAGCTCAAGAGGTAGAGCTTGAATTCGAAGATATCTCCGACAACGCCAACGATACAGGCAAGTCCTCTCTACTTGAGCAGGTAAAGGCGATATTCAGCCGCAAGGACAAGCAGGCAGAAAACCAGTTCAGCGACGTAAGCGACAGCATCCTCCAGATTGCTGAACAGGTAACCAGCTTGACCGACGAATCAGATCTGCTCAAGCAGCAGTTTGAAAATTTCACCGGCCTATCTGCCGCCCTGGATGAGCTGAACGAAAAATTTACCGCCCTGACATCCAAGCTGGAAGGCGAACAGGATCCAGGCCAGCAGGATCGCAATGAAGCGTCTGGCGGTGATGGAATTTTACTTACTGACTGCTAAACGAACATTAACCGAATCTACTGGAGCAATTGAAATGCGCGCAACCACCAGAAAACAATATAAGGCCACCCTCGCACAAATAGCCAAGCTAAATGGCGTAGAGGTTGAAGACCTATCCTCAAAATTCGCCGTTGATCCTACTGTTGAGCAGAAGCTGGAGGAGAAGGTACAGGACTCCTCGGAATTTCTATCAAAAATCAATGTAATTGGTGTGTCCGAACAGGAAGGCGAAAAGCTGGGAATGGGCATTGGGCCTTCAATTGCTAGCACAACCGATACTGATGCCCAGGACCGCCAAACCCAGGATCCAACCGGCCTGGATAAAGACAGCTATCGATGCGAGCAGACCAATTTTGACACACACATCGGATACAAGAAACTGGACGCATGGGCAAAGTTCCCTAACTTCCAACAGATGATCCGTGACGTGATTCTAAAGCGCATCGCTCTGGACAGGCTAATGATTGGATGGAACGGCATAAGCCGCGCCGCTACCTCAGACCGAGTAGCAAATCCACTATTGCAGGATGTGAACGTCGGCTGGCTTCAAGAGGCCAGAGTCAAAGCTTCGGAACGTATTCTAACCGAAATCGTCAATGAGTCTGGAGTGATCCAGGTCGGTGAGGGTGGTGACTACGCAAACCTAGACGCCTTGGTATTTGATATGGCTGGCAGCCTGCTGGATCCATGGTATACCGAAGATACAGAGCTGGTTTGCATCATGGGCCGCGAACTGCTTGCAGACAAATATTTCCCCATGATCGGAAGTCATGGCGAAACCCCAACCGAGTCCCGCGCTCTGGATATGATTATTTCAGCGAAGCGAGTGGGCGGCCTACAGGCGGTTAGAGTCCCATATTTCCCATCCAGGTCTTTAGCCATAACCCGCCTCGACAACCTCTCCCTTTACTATCAGGAGGGAACGCGCCGACGCACCATCCTGGATAACGCCAAACGTGACCGCATCGAGGACTATCAGTCGGTCAACGAAGACTATGTGATTGAGGATCTAGGTGGATTCTGCGCCTCTGAAAACATCGTCCTGCCTAATGGCGCGGGAGGCTGGTCCTAAGCCTTAACTAGAAAGCAGAGGCCGGCCGAATCTTCGCCGGCCTCTGTCAGTTAAACTGATTAACTGGAGAACAGAATGAACACACCAGCACAGAAACATTTTCAAAAAGTCCGCGCTAAGAAGGCAGCAGAGGAAGCCAAAGAAGCGGGCAGCCAGGTCCGTCCAGATTCAACCGAATACGACCTAATGCTAGCCAAGCTCGCCACCGATAAGGCGCGTCTAAAACAGATTCAGTCTATCGAGCAGAAAATCAAAGTGAAGCGTGACGAACTTTTGCCAGAGTATATTCCGTATGTAGATGGTGTTATCTCTTCAGACGCAGGCGTTCAAGACGATGTTTTGATGGCAATCATGGTATGGCGTCTCGACGCTGGCGATATTGCAGGCGCCCTGGATATTGCCGACTACGCAATCACCCACGGCCTGACCACGCCTGATAATTATAAACGCGACACCGCCACCCTAATTGTGGAAGAAGCAGCAGAGGCCGCTCTGATGCAAGGAGGCCCAGATGTCAGCGTAGACGACCTAGAAATGATCTGCAGCATAACCCAAGACAAGGATATGCCAGACGAGGTCCGGGCCAAGCTATATAAAGCGATGGGCCGCACATATATCAACGAAGATAAAAAGCTGGCCCTCTCTCATCTGCGGCGGGCATTAGAGTTAAACGACAAGGCTGGCGTTAAAAAAGACATTGAAACGCTGGAGCGCGAAATCAGGAAAGCGTCCCAGTAAACAGTGTTCTCCACCCGCGCCGTCGGCGCGGTGCTTAGGTGGATGAAATAACTGAAACCAAAAGCACCGCTCGCCGGCGCAACCTATAGAGGCATAGCCAAATGTCATCATTTGTTCCGAAAAATCCAGAACAAGAAGAGTTGATAGTTGCTAACCTCTCATTTTTTCCGGCTATCGACGCCAACGAATTTCGCGAAGTCTACCGAGTGGACGATGTTGTCAACAACGTGCGCGTCCAGAATGCTCTCACCAGAGCAATAATCGATATCAACGACGAGCTGGCACAATACAAAGCAGAAAAAGAAGCAGCCGGCATTGCAAAGCTGGAAGATGTAGAGAGCGACACTTATGGTGAAGGAGATAACGCAATCTCTGTTCTTGTTCACCACTATAAAACAGCCATCTACTCCCGCGCAAAGGCCCACATTTTAGAGGCCTACCGAAATTACGATACCACCAACGCAGGAGACCAGGAGGCCGGCCGGCTAGAAGACCCGATCGACGACTATCTGTCCACAGCCCGCGCCTCCATAAGATCAATCCTTGGCATCTCCAAGGCTACGGTAGAGCTGATATGAACACAGTAACCACCGTGGACGGCGACAGCGTAGACCTTATATGCCATCAGCAATACGGGCAAACCGCCGGCATAACCGAGCAAGTGTTCGAAGCGAACCCGGGGCTGGCAGAACTCGGCCCCATCCTGGATGCAGGTGTTGTTATTCAGCTGCCAGAAGCCCCGGCACCATCCGAACAACCAACAATAAACCTATGGGATTAAAGAAAATGTCACTCAAGGTACACCCCGCCATTTGGATGATCCTGGTGGCAATAGTCGCCGGAGTAGGAAACCTGCTCGCAAGTAATGAGCAACTAAGCTGGCGCATAGTAGTAGGCCGCGCCCTTTCTAGTGGCTCTCTAGGCATGGCCGCCGGCGCTGCATACATCGTATACCCAGACATTCATCCAATGGCCCTGGCGGGCTTATCCGCTCTAGTTGCCAGTGTGGGTACATCCGGAATGGAGCGAATACTCCAAATCGTAATGGGGAAAAGGTGATGAGCATCGAATCAATGAAAAAACGCATGATAGACGAGCTAATAAGCCACCGCGAGGGCGGCTATGTAAACAACAAGCACGACTCAGGCGGCCCCACCAACCACGGAATAACCGAGCGTGTGGCCCGCCGGCATGGCTACCGCGGCAGTATGAAAAACATGCCCTTGTATGTCGCCTTTGATATCTATGCAAAAAAATATTGGGACAGACTGGCGCTGAACTCAATAGCAGAAATGTCTCCCAGCATAGCCGGAGAACTATTTGACTCCGGCGTAAACACCGGAACCGGCCGTGCCGCGGAATGGCTGCAGCGTAGCCTTAATGTTCTTAATCGCCGTGGGAAGATATACGAAGACATAAAAGTGGATGGAGACATAGGCCCAGCCACAATCGGAGCCCTAGTCGCCTATCTAAAAAAGAGAGGGTCAGACGGAGAGGTAGTGCTGTTTCGCATGCTCAACAGCATGCAAGGCGCATTCTATATCCACCTTGCCGAGCGCCGGGAAAAGGACGAGGAGTTCGTGTTTGGCTGGTTTAGGACCAGGGTAGCATAATGAAAATACTCGGCGTCAACGGTATAAGGAGCGACGGATCCAGCAACACCGACCTAGTATTGAGTGACCTGGCCGCGCTCGGGTGGAAAATTAAAGACGTAAACCACCCAAAGGTCTGGCTATGGCAGGCCCGCAGCCGCAAACGGCAATACAGAGACGCCAGAGCCCTACTAGACCTGCACCAACCAGGCGACGCAGTTATCTGTCATAGCCGCGGAGGCCTCACCGTTCTAAGGGCTATGGAGCTGGGCGCAAAATTCAGCGCTGTATTTATGTTTGGCGCCGCCATGAATGACGATTTTACTTTCCCGTTTATGGGCATGCACAAACTCTACAACATCCACAACCCAGCAGACAAAGCTCTAAGTCTTGGCGCGTTGTTAATGTTTCACGATTTTGGACGTATGGGGCAAACCGGTTACCAAGGCCCGCCGGATCCACGAATAACAAACCACCTGGCTCGCCCAACAGCCCACGAGATTATGGAGCACTCCAACTATTTTCTACAAGAAAACCGGCAGAAGTGGGTTAAATTTATCGACGAAAAGTTGAGAGACTACCAGGTTAAGCAGATAAGTTTATCTCATGAATAAACTCGCCCAGCTCCGCCAACACCTAATAGATTCACCTCTGGAAATAGATGCAGAAAATATTATTGTGTTTGCCGAGAAAGGCAAAGCCATCTCAGAGGCAGAGGGTAGCAACCAGCATTTTGCTCTGCATTACCAAGGCCATGTGATCATCACTCGTCATGCTGCAGATGTCGAACCGCTGCTCTTTTTTATTCTGCAGTGGTATCACAAAAGCAGCCCTAACCACCCTGGCGACGGTTGTAAATTCGATGCTGAAATACTCTCTCGCGACGAATCAGACCTGGAAATAACCTTAGACCTGCAAGAAACCATCCATGTAGAAGAGACCGCCGACGGCTACCAACTTAACAACTGCTCCACCCCGTCCTCGGTTCCGCTGCTGCTCCCCGCAGAAGATTGGCAAGGCTACGTTAATGACGACCCAACAGTAAGCTGGGTAAATGGCAACGAATGATATAACCGCCGCCCTAGATGGCTGGATACAGCCGCTACTAGAGGCAATGTCACCGGCTGGCCGGCGCAGCCTAAACCGCAAACTGGCCATTGGCCTACGCAAACGCCAACAGCAAAGAATAGCTGCCCAACAAGGCCCTGATGGGGCAGCCTTTGCGCCCCGCCGCAAGCCTAGTAAAAAGGGCCGCATCCGTAGCCGCGCCCAAATGTTTAAAAAAATGCGCCAGAACCGCCACCTCCGGATCTCATCCTCTCCAGATTATGCGGAGGTTGGGTTCAAGGGCCGCATTGCCCGTATAGCCCAAGTCCATCAAGAAGGCCTAGAAGATAGAGTATCAAAAGGCGGACCAGTGCACCGGTATGCACAGAGAAAATTACTTGGGATGAATGATGACGATGCCGCATGGGTATCTGAGCAAGTAATCGAGCATGTTCAGAAGTAGAAACGCTTTCCACTCCTAAAGCGTGTCCCGTGAAAACTGCATCACCCACATAATCACCCTATGAGTGACTACGAACTGGCAGAAATACTCCGGCGGCTCGATTCAATAGTACGCACCGGCACCGTCGAAAAGGCTGATTATAAAAAAGGCCTGGTTAGAGTCAGATCAAAAGGGTTACTAACAGACTGGATCCCTTGGTCAGAAGAGAGAACAGGCAAAGATAGAACATGGTCTCCACCAGATATAGGAGAACAGGTCACAGTTCTCTGTCCATCAGGAGACCCAGCCCAAGGGCGGGTGATGCGGGGCGGCTATCAAGATAAGTCGCCGCAAAACAGCCAAGACCCAGACGTAGTAAGAACAGATTATAGCGACGGCAGCTTTATCGAACACAACCGGGCGACCGGTAAGTTACATATTCACGCCACTGGCGATATAGAGATAGTGGCGGAAGGCAACGTACAAATAACCGGCACAAAAATAGACCTCAACTAAGGAGAAAGCATTATGTGGAAACCGATCCTATCACTATTTCTAGTAATTATACTGGCCTCAATCTCAACCCTGGCCGTAGCAGGCCAAACCACCTGTCCGTCCTGCCACTCAATCAACGCCTCATCGATGAGTGGCGGCTGGGAAGATATGCACACAGATAAACCGGAGGTGGCAATATGCCAGCAGTCTGTAGACTTGGAGACATCTGCACAGGCCACGATTGCTGGCCACCAAGGCCAAACGATCAAGCCTCACCTAACGTCTATGCAAATGGAATTCCAGTGCATAGGGAAACAGATCACTGGGCAGTCCACTGCTGTCCACCGTGTCACGATGGCAACCTCGCTCATGGCAGTCCCACGGTATTTGCAAACGGCCTGGAACTCGGGCGCATCGGCGACCCCGTCGATTGCGGTTCATCTGTAGCAACAGGCTCACCAGACGTATTCGCAGGCCCATAACATGCAAGGCATGAGTGCAAAAACAGGCAAAACCATGGAAGGGCTGGACCACTTGGTCCAGTCCATAACCGACATCATCACCACCCGTGTCGGATCCAGGGTAATGCGCCGCGATTACGGCTGCAGGTTAACCGATGTTATAGATTACCCTGCAAACGGAACCTATGTACTGCGCCTCTATGCCGCTGTAGCCCACGCGCTGCTGTTATGGGAGCCGCGGTTAAGAGTTACCAGAATCCAGACCAGCCCACTGGAAGCAGAGCAAGGAAAGTTCACAATAGAACTAAAGGCAGTCCTTAAAGACCGCATAGCCGAATATGCACCAGGCGAAGAGATAGACCTGGCTGTACCGGTGGGCAACTAATGACTATATTTTCCGCCATCGACCTATCCCAGCTACCGGCACCAGACCTAATCGAAGCGCTGGACTACGAGGTCATTCTGGCTGCCATGAAGGTCGAGCTTATAGAGAAAGACCCAACCCTGGCCGACGTTCTAGAACTGGAATCAGACCCCATTACCAAACTGCTGGAAGAGTGCGCCTATCGTGAACTGTTATTGCGCCAGCGCGTAAACGAGGCGATCCGCGCCCTGTTGCTTGCCCGCTCTACCGGCACTGATCTGGACAACCTGGGGGCAAACCGCAGCCTGGAGCGCCTGCCGGATGAATCTGACGAGCGGTTCAGGGATCGGGTGCAGCAGGCATTCTGGTTGGTCTCGACGGCGGGGCCAGCGGCACACTATCGAGAGATGACCCTTGCGGTGGATGCGTCGATTGTAGATGTCTCTGTTACCAGTCTAGCACCAGGCAGCGTGACCTTAGCGGTACTGGCCCCACAGGAGGTGCCGACGGATGAGGCGACTACGGAAGAGCGCGACCGCGGCCACAAACTATTTCCTGAAATTGAGCCGGCTGCCGACAAGAGTGTCATTATTGCTCGTAATGACAGCCCTATTATTCAGCAGGTAAGGGACCAGCTGGAGAGCGACGATGTACAGCCGTTCACTGATATGGTTGAGGTTCGCTCCCCCTCGGTGCTGCCGTTTGTAATCCATGCTCGCCTCACCCTCTACCCCGGCCCGGACGCGTCGGTCGTAGTGGCATCATCACTGGCGGCGCTCAATGATCATCTCCTCTCAATTCGGCAGATCGGTTATGACACAACCGCTGCTGGCGTAATGGATGCAATCGTGGTCACCGGGGTGCAGAACGTAGATCTTGAGTGGCAGGGAGATGTTGTCTGTGGCCCACTTGATCTTGCGGTTTGTGCCGGTGTTGACTTGACAGTTGAGGATCAGCGCGATGTCTAACACCGCCTCTCTTCTCCCTGTTAATCGCACCCCGCTGGAAGCGGCGATCGAGCGGGTATCGCTACCCACTGCCGACCCGGCGGTAATCCGTACTATCCACTCTCCGCAGCAGGCACCAGCCCCGCTGCTGCCGTGGCTGGCCTGGTCGCACGACGTGCCTATCTGGCCGGTAGATGCCGATGAGGTGGAGCAGCGCAGCATGATTGAGCGCAGCGAATACTACCACCGCATCGCCGGGACTCTGGAGGGATTCCGCACAATGGCTCGCTTGGCCGGTGGCAAGCTGGTCGGTGTTGTTCGCCCTCCGGCCAAGACCTTCGCTGCCCCGGCATTGACTACAGATGAACGCAACCAGTGGGTTAACCGCCACCCGGAGATCCGCTGGTACCGCTACCGAGACCGCAGCACCAGGCAACATGCCGTATTTGGCCGACGCGATTATTTGGGGGCCATGCATCCGGCGATCACTGATGCTATCGACCGCGTCGAGCAGCGGGCATTCCTGATCCAGAACGGCCAGGAAACCCCCGTCACACATCACGTAACAGAGGTTCAAACAGGGGTTAAAGATTCTATTGAGACCCATGCGGTAGCTCTTACCAGCAGCCGTGGCCATGCCACCTGGCTGGGACGGTTCACCCGTTATCTGGCTGATAATGGAGCAGCAAAGAGACTCTACAGCGTCACCCTGGATGATGCGTATATTGATCGACAGACCACCCTGCGGCGTCAGACTATAGCGCCATCGATGCGCCCCATATCCGTGCTCTACGACACAATCGCCCAGCGCAGCACTCGTCGCGCCGCCCTGTTCGGTGCGGGTGATTTTTTAGGCGCTCGCTGCCTGGCGGTCACCGATGCCGCCACCAGGCTGTACCGCTCTATCCGGCTGCATGACACCAACCTGCGGCCAGAGCGCCGTGGCCGCAGCACCCACCTGGGGGCCACCCGGCTCGGTATGCCACATCACAACGGCGAGCTGACGGTTGAATTGCAGGACAAAGCCGCCAAGCGGCGCACCTATATAAATAGATACGTCAGTGGCCACCTGGTCACATCCAGCCAGGCACGGCTTAGACAACTACTGGATGCGCTGCGTTTCGCCCGCCGTGCATCTGAAAAGATAGGCGTAACAACCAAAACACACTCACCGCTCGGCTGTTCAACTCGACATCTCAGCGGGGATCTTCTATGCGGACAGTGGAGCTAAAAAGATGGAAAAGCGCGTAATTTTCAGAGACAGACAAGAGCTGCAAAATGTTGACCTGGACAATATCCAGGAGTTCGCCTCCAGCTCGATGCAGCACATAGTGAATGACGCAGTCTCCGACAGCCGCCACTATGTCGGGCTGACGGTATCGGCGCTGAGTGCCACCGAGGCCAGAATCGCCCCTGGGCGGTTCTACACATCCGGCGCGGCCTACATCTCAGAGCAGGAGCAGACGCTCAACCTCTATCAGTATATGCCCAACACCTCCAAACGTATTTTGGTAGTGGTCACCGGTGGCGATACGGTCGAGACTGATATAGAGCCGCGTGATTTTCTGATAGATCTGGAGACCGGCACAACCGAGCCACAAGCGGTTGCAATGCAGTCACTTCGCAAGGGGGTGGTCGCGATCATTCCCGGCGAAGAATCGGTTGCGCCACAGGTACCGGCGATCAATACCGATTTGCTTGCAGTTGCCTATATCCACCTCTCCACCACCGGGATCGACTCTATCGAGATGGTCGAAGGCAATCAACTGCCGCAACTACGCAAGGTGGAAGAGAGACTGGGGGAGGTCGAGGCATGGAAGGGTCAGGCAGATCCACGGATTGCGACCATCGCATCGGATCTAGCAGCTCTGACTGACCGCACAACCGACAAGGCGGACCGCCGTCACATCGTTGAGATCGGACGCGATCTGGCGCGGCTGAAAGAGGCGCAGAATCTGCCCGACACATACTCCAGCTTTGCTGCGGATAATTTTGTCACTGCCGACGAGACAGACGACGCTGGCGCAGGATATGCAGCACGGGTAGATAACGGCCTGCTGTTTCCGTTTGCCGATTCCGCAGTGGCGCCACTAGCCCTCTCCAACCCGACGGATCCGGCAGTAACCCAGTCTGCCGATGAGCTGGTGCTGCCCAAATACTCGGATGTAGCCAGGATTAAAACAGAGGGTCACTCTGGTGACATCTCTATATCTCAATACCAAACACAGAATCATGAGGTTAAAAAATACACCCAGGTACACCGCCACTACCACCACGGCCGGCACTGGAACTATCACCGCCGCTGGTGGAACTGGAACTGGAGCTACAACTGGAGCGGCTGGGGCTACTGGGGAATGCGGCCGTACTGGACGTGGCACAAGACCACCCACTACAAACTGGAGACAACCACTACCAGCATCAATGGCGCGATGGTAGCGCAGACCCTGCTGGTATCAAACGCGATGTGGCTGACAAAGCTGGGGCTGAACTTTACCGATGTCGGGGCAACCGGGGATGTGGCCGTCTTGCTCACCGAGACGGTCGGGGGCAAGCCGGACATGGGCCGGACGTTGACAAGTGTCACTGTGCCACAGGCCGACTTAGTGAAATACCCATTAGAGACGACCATAGCCGTGCCGCCGGTGCTGCTGGATGCGGGTAAACGATATGCTGTTGTGCTGATCACCCAGGGCGCCCACCGGGCCGCAACCGTATCAGGCAACGACTACACCCAAGGCACTCTATTCTTTGGTACAGACGGCGATTACTTTAGTGGTGATCTAACCAAGGATCTGATGTTTACCTTATATGCGGCCCGGTTCGATAACACCCGCACCGAGGTGGAGCTGCAGGATGTCTCCCTAGCCGGTGGGCTGACCGATATCGATATCAGCACCCAGCAGGTTATTCCCGACGGCTGCGAGCTGGCATTTGAGGTGCGGGTGTCCGGAAAATGGTACCGCATCAACGACACAGCAGACCACCTCGCAGTTGCGCCCAATCTAGTGCCGCTGCGGGCAGTGTTTCTGGGTACGCGGGATCTCTGTCCCGCAATGCAGATGGAGGCGAATGCGATCACCGTGTCCCGTCCCGCAGAGGATCTGATCCACTGGTCGACGGCACGAGCGCTGCCAAGCGCATCGGAGGACATCACCGTCCACCTGGTGGCAACCGGCTACGACAGCGCCGACCACACAATCACGGTTGATCTGGTAGATGGAGCCAACACCTACGCGCAGACTGGGGTGGTTGAGAGTGAAGAAGATGACGAAGCGACCCGGCTGACGTTTACGTTTGCCCCGGAACCAGGCGCTGGTATATCCAACTATCAGATAAGAACCACCATCGCCAGGACAGCTGGCAGTGAGCCACCCTGCATAACCGAACGCAGCGACGTGGCGGTATAGGGGTAACAGATGTCCGCCAGCTTCGACAAATATCGATTTCAGGATGGCCGCACCCCGCTGGGTGCGGGTACCTTCAATCCCATATTCAGGGATATCGATGCGCGCATCGCGCATCTGGAATCGCTGGGGGTGGATTGGCGGACGGCCGTCCGCCAAGTGTCTGACTATGGGCTGGTGCGAGTCAACGAGCTATTGGCCCCGGCGCTGGAGTCGATTAACACATCGCAACAGCAGGCCGAGGCGGTAGCGGCGGATATCGCGGCGCTGGTCTCAGATTTGAGCGTACTCATAACCGCTCATGAGGCAGAGAATAACCCGCACGGGCAGTACCTCAGCGCAGTCGCAGGAACTGCGCTGGTTGCTGCACACGAAGCCGCTGCCGATCCGCATTCACAGTACCTGACACGGGACGAGGGTGATGGGCGCTATGTACAGCCGGATCAACTGGAGCCGGGAGTGCCGACCGGGGTAATTGTCTCCTGGCCAGGAGAGGCTCCGCCATCTGGTTGGCTGGAGTGTGACGGCTCACTGCTGCTGCGGGCTGACTATACAGCGCTGTGGCAGATGGTAGAGGGGTCAAACAACTCAGCATCTGAGGCCGAATGGGCCTCCAGTCGCTGGGGCGGTTTCAGCAACGGGAATGGCTCTACTACATTCCGTCTGCCCGACCTACGTGGCGAGTTTATACGCGGCTGGGATCATGGGCGCGGGGTAGATAGTGGGCGCGGGCTGGGTGCGCAGCAGGATAGTTTATTCCAGGAGCACTCCCACAACTTAACAGTCGGGTCTAGTATTAATATTGGCAGCCAAACGGTCGTTCACCTATATGAAGACAGATTCAACGCGAAGGCAACTACGCTTCTATCATCGGGATCGACGGGCGGCACTGAAACGCGCCCACGCAACACCGCCGCCATGCGTATCATTAAATATTGAGATGAATAGCCAATGATTATCCATCACTACGACCCGATCACCGGAGAGTACCAAGGAACCAGCGAAGCACGTCTGGATCCTATGGCTACTAAACGTGCTAAAGAAAATATCTACCTGATCCCAGCCAACACTACCGATGTGGCTCCGCCGGAACTGGTCGAACGCCAGGCGGCGTTATGGGTCAATGGCGTGTGGGAGGTACATATCGACTGGCGCGGTTATACCTACTATCTGCCGGACGGAACCCAGGGGACGATCGCCGACATGGACATCGAGCCGCTGGAAGGCTCCATGGACGCGGCTCCGGAACCAACCCTGGACGACCTCAAAGCACAGGCGCGCGCAGAGGTTACAAGCTACGCGACCGACGCCCGCGCCAAGGTGTCCGCCTATGCAGACCAGTATAAGCTCGCCGGCTGGGTCGATAAGGCGCAGCGTTCGGTGCGTATAGTCGCCGGTACCGCAACAGCAAACGACCTGGAAATACTGCAAATCGAATGTGATAAACGCGAGCTGGGAGAAACGCCGGAGGAACTGGCCACACTGCAGCAAGAAAAGGCTAAACGTCTCGCCGAAGCAGTGGCAATTATAGACGGCATGGAAGACGCTGCTATCACTGCTATTGGCAAGAAATTAAAACCAAACACACTCGCCGACTTAATGACCTCATTAAGGTCGGCGGCAGACGATCAACTTAACACTCTTATTGGAGGACCGTAAAATGCCAGCAGATTATCATCATGGCGTCCGCACTGTTCAGGTAGCAGAAGGCACACGCCCAATCCGCATGATCAACACCGGTGTAATAGGTATAGTGGGAACCGCTCCTGATGCCGATGCCGCTAAATTCCCACTCAACACTCCGGTCTTGCTCTCCGGCCAGCGTGCTCAGGCCGCGGGGCTAGATACTGCCGGCAATCAGAACGGCACCCTACCCAAAGCCATGGATGCAATCTACGATCAGATTGCGCCCTTTATTATCGTTGTAAGGGTAGAGGAGGGCGTGGACGACGCGGAAACCACCAGCAACATAATCGGTGGCACAGATGCAGAAGGCAACCTAACCGGTATGCAGGCCCTTCTCGCATCCAAATCTATGTTTGGATTCAAGCCAAGAATTCTAGGCGTTCCAGGCCTGGATAATGACGCCGTCACGGCTGAGTTAATTGGCATAGCCGACAAGCTGCGAGGTTTCGTTTATGCCTCAGCTTTTGGCGCAACAACCAAAGAAGATGCAATCACCTACCGTGATAACTTTGGCTCAAAGCGTTTAATGATTCTCTGGCCAAAGTTCCGCGGCTGGGACACAGTAGCAAACGACTATGCAGACGTAGAGGCTGTATCCCGCGCCCTGGGCTTACGCGCCAAGATCGATAGCGATATCGGCTGGCACAAAACCATATCCAACATTCCAGTGGCTGGCGTTACCGGCATCAATAAGCAAGTATTTTTTGATATTTCAAACGATGCATCAGACGCCACCTACCTCAACAGCAACGAAGTCACCACGCTAATCAAAGATAATGGCTTCCGCTTTTGGGGATCCCGCACCTGTTCGGCAGACCCCAAGCTGGCATTTGAGAGCGCAGTACGCACCAGCGATGTGCTGGCCGACTCAATCGACGAGGCTATGATGTGGGCCATAGATAAGCCTATGACCAAAACCCTGATTAAAGACATCGTCGAGAGCTGCAACGCCAAGTTTCGCGAACTCAAGGCTCTAGGGTACATCGTAGACGCAGGTGCCTACATTGACCCGGAGAAGAATACCGTTGAGTCATTAGAGGCTGGCAAGTTGTATGTGGACTATGATTTCTCACCAGTTCCGCCACTAGAGAACCTAATGTTCACCCAGGTAATAACCAATGAGTATCTGGTGCAGCTAACTGACCTATAAACCAACAACCGACCCTCTCTTCGGCGAGGGGCTGAATTGAACTAAAGAGGATGCAACTATGGCTCTGCCAAAGAAGATTAAAAATTTCAACACGTTTATAGATGGCCAAGGCTTCGCCGGCATAGTAACAGAGGCGGTGCTGCCAAAGCTGGCTCGTATTATGGAAGATTACCGCGCCGGCGGCATGAATGCCCCTATAGAATCAGACCAGGGCATGGAGAAACTGGAAACCGAGCTGACTTTCGGTGAAATTGTCCGCTCAATACTAGAGCAGTTCGGTATCTGCAACGCCTCTGGCGTCGGTATGCGCTTTCGTGCTGCAGTACAGTCAGATAGTGGTGACTGCTCAGTGGATGCCGTTGAGGTAGTAATGCGCGGCCGCTTTCGCGAGATGGATTTTGGCTCCGCCAAGTCCGGCGATGAGACCGTATTCAAAGTGTCTGGAGGGTTAACCTATTTCAAATACATGGTTAATGATGAAGTCATCATCGAAATAGACGTGCTGAACATGGTAGAGATTGTCAACGGAGTTGACCGCCTCAAAGAGCAGCGCGACGCCATTGGCATTGATCTGGGGGTATAAGACATGGCAGCCAAAACAAAAGTGACACTAGACTACCCCATCACCGTCGACGGCAAAGAGATCAAGTTTCTTGAGCTCCGCCGCGCCACAGTTAACGACCTAGAAGCCATTGATTCAGAGCCAACAGATTTCGCAGGGTCCAAAATAGCCCTATCTCGTCTGGCTGAAATCACACCAGAGGACGTAGGCCTGCTAGACGCCAAAGACTACGAAAAAGCTAGCGAGGTGGTTCTGGGTTTTTTGGAATAAAAGCGGAAGACCTGCGGCCAGTCATGGCAGACATAGCCGCGGTTTTCCATTGGTCTCTCTCTGAAATGAAATCTATGGATCTAGACGAGCTAGCGGATTATTGGTGGTTAGTTAGGGAAAGGTCTGAGGTTAGCCAAAGTCCAAGGCCATCCCTACAAAAGCAGCAAACACAAACGCCAGGAAAGCCGCAGATAGAACTATAGCGACAACCCCAGAGAGAGGCACAGCAGAGCCGTAAAGCGCAGCACCAGCAGCCAGGGCGGCCACTAACGCTGTTAGCCATTGAGGCCAAAAGGCCCGCAAATATATGCTCTTAATCATATAGGTATTATAACACATGTCCGATCTTGATTATTCACTGGTTCTAAGAGCTGTAGATAAGTTCAGCCGCCCAGCCAAGAAGATAGCCGGCGTCTCCAAGCAGATGGCCGAGCAGCTCGGTAAGGGGCAAAAAGAACTCAGCAAGCTAGGCAACCAGAAAAAAGCCATCAAGCGGATGCAAGAGCTCCATGGGTCCCTTGGTAAAACCGCCAATAAGCTAGACCTGGCCAAAAAGAAAGCCGCCGCCCTGGGGCGAGAGCTCAAAACCACCTCCGGCCCCACCCGCCAGTTACGCAAACAGCACGAGGCGGCAGTAAAATCCATCCGTCGCCTAACCCAGCAGCACGACAAACAGAGGCAATCCCTACGCAAGAACAAAGGCGAGCTTAAGCAGGCAGGCGTCGACACCAGGAACCTGAGAAAAGAACAAAAAAGGCTGGGTGATGAGTACGTCAAAACCTCCAAAAAAATGGAGCGTATAGCCAAGAGAGCGGCAGAGGTATCAAAAGCCAGATCAAGGTATGATAGAGCCCTGCAGAGAGCCGCTAACATCTCCCTAGTTGCTGGTGGTATGTCTCGCGTTGGCGGCAGTATGATGCGTGCTGTCAGCGACCCTCTAAGCCGTATGAGAATGGTAGAGCGCTCCAAGGGTGAACTTAAATCGCTAGGAATAAAAGACACCAACTCCATAGCGGCAAAAGGCCAGCAGATGTCTAAAATGTATGCCGGCATCAATACCGCTGACTTTGTCTCGGCAGCCTACGATATTAAAAGCGGTATTAGCACCCTAACCGATAAGGGCGTGGCAGAAATGACAGCAGCCGCGGCCGTTACTGCCAAGGCCACCAAGGCCAATGTGGGGCAAATGACCAGTTTATTTGCCACCGGCTATGGCTCATTTAAGAAAAGCCTATATTCCAACCTTACCGACGAGCAGTTCGGCCAAGTATTCTCCGCCTCGCTTGCTAAGGCAGTCCAGCAATTCAAGACAGACGGCGGCAAAATGCAGCAGTCTATTCAGGGTATGGGTTCCGGTTTGGCCGAGTCTGATATCTCCCTGGCCCAACAGTTCACTGCTCTGGGTATGCTGCAGCAGAAAATGGAAGCTGGGGTCGCCGGCACCACCATGAAAGCAGTAGAGCGCACCGCAGCTATAGCTCAAGAGAAGTTCAAAAAAGAAGGCATAAATATAAAAACCCTGGACGAAAACGGCAACCTACGCAAGCTGGACATTCTCCTTGAAGATATGCAAAAAACGTTCGGAGAGAAGTACACCACCCAAACCGGTGCAACCATACAGAAGGCCTTTGGCTCAGAAGAGGCTGTCGCATTCTTTAAAGCCCTGTGGGGCCAGCAAGAAGCGTTCCGGGCCAACACCAGAGCGCTAGAGCAGGCCCAAGTCCAGGGCGCAAAGTTCACCCGGTCTATGGCTCACGCCATGGACGATAACCAAGACGCCAAGCTGCAAATTCAGGAGCAACGCTGGAACGTAATCAGGTAGCGGCTGGGTAACGCGCTTATCCCAATACTAGAAAAATTAATACCTGTTATAGAAAGGGTGGCTGGAGTTGTGGAAAACCTAGTGTCCGGACACGGCAACCTAGCCACTGTGCTCATGGCTGCCGTTGGAGGTATTGGCCTCCTGGCCGCTGGCATAGCCCCTGTTATCACCGCAGTCACTGGCCTTGGCGCTGCTGTAGCTTGGCTAGGCCTGCAATCCAAAAAAGCTGCACTGAATATGGGGTCAAACGGAAGCTTTGGCGCCGGTGGCAGCGGCAAAGGCAGAGGAAAGAGCAAAGGCTGGAGAGGCAAACTAAAAAGCCTAAAAGGCCTTAAGGGTAAGGGCGGCCTAATCGGAGCAGCTACTATCGGCGCTCTCTCTATAGGGGCAACTTTAACCGATAGCACAAAAAACACCGGGCAAAAACTGGCCGGCATAACAGAAGATGCTGGAGCTATTGGCGGCGGTCTAGGCGGCGCAAAAATAGGAGCAGCCATTGGCACCGCAATAGCTCCTGGTGTTGGTACTGCAATTGGTGGGGTTTTAGGTGCATTCGCTGGAAGCCTGGGCGGCAGTTGGTTGGGCAGCAAGTTGGGCAGCCTGTTTTCAGATGATGAAACAAGGCCCCCTAGTAAAGCCGCCACAGCCATCGCGGCTGCAGGTCCGGCTGGTGCGTATGCCGCGCCAGTTGAGCAAACGCACAATGATCACAGTAACTATCGTTACGATATCACTGTAAATGCTGCTCCAGGCATGAACGAGCCAGGGCTGGCCCAGGCCGTAGCGGGCGAACTAGAGAAGCGAGACCGCCGCATCGCCAAAAGCAAAGCCTCTCGCATGTATGACCCAGCTTACGACTAGGAGCCTAACCTTATGATGATGTCCTTAGGCTGGTTTGTTTTCCAGCTACGCACAGCGCCATATCAAGAGCTGCAGCGCAATGCAGCCCAGAGCTGGGCGTCTAATGACCGTATCGGCAAAAGGCCTGTATATCAATACACCGGCCCAGGGGAAGAAACCATCACCCTTTCTGGTGCGTTATTGCCAGAAATAAGTGGCGGGCAAATGCACCTAAACCAGCTCCGGTCCATGGCGAAAACCGGCAAAGCCTGGATACTAATTAGTGGCGATGGCAGCATGCTCGGCACATGGTTTATAGAAGCAGTAGAAGAAACTCAGTCCATATTTTTTAAAGACGGCACCCCGCGCAAGATTGAATTCACACTCAATCTAAAACGCTGCGACGAAGAAGAAACCAGCATGCTGGGTGATTTGGTGTTAAGCCTATATGAAACCATCGTATAAAATTGTTGTAGGCGGCAGCGATGTCACTTCCCGCTTTCAGGGGCGATCAACAGAAATAGAGATCACCGACAAGCGCGGCATGGAATCAGACACCATGTCTATAACCGCCAGCGATCACGACGGACGTCTGGCGTTTCCGCCTCGTGATGCCATAGTTAAAATCTGGATAGGCTGGGAGGGATCCCTAGTCTACAAAGGAGCCTATCAAGTAGAAGAGATATCCCACGAAGGCCCAGCAGATAAAATCACCATAACCGGCCATGCGGCAGACATGGGTACCACCATGAAGGCCAGAAAAGAGCGCAGCTTTCATAAAAAGACTATAGGCGACATCCTCGGTCAGATTGCTGGGGAACATAGCCTATCGCCCGTTATAGAGTCCGGCCTTGCTTCCAAACTTATAAACCACATTGATCAAACCCACGAGTCAAACGCCCACTTCTTAACCAGGCTAGGCAGGCAGTACGATGCTATAGCCACGGTCAAAGATGGCCGCCTGCTCTTTATGCCCAAGGGCAAGGCCGCCACCTCCAGCGGCAAAGCCCTACCTCCGTTCACTATCAAACGAACCATGTGTGGCACACACAACTATCAGGAGTCGGATAGAGAGAGCAAATACACTGGAGTTAAAACCGAGTGGCAAAGCAACGCCAAAGGTGGCCGCCAAACTGAAACGGCCGGATCCGACGAAAACGCAAAGGTTTTACCTAAGCCATTTTCCACGCAAGAAGACGCCAAAGACAAAGCAGAGGCAGAGTGGAAACGCATTCAACGCGGCTCTGCTACTTTCTCATCCTCGCTATCTAAAGGGGTGGCATCTCTCATTCCAGAAACGCCAATACTTTTAGTAGGGTGGAAAAAGGAAATAACTTCCTGGGATTGGGTGGTAACGCAGCTAACCCATACCCTAAATGAGGGTGGTTTTATTTCTAAATTTGATCTAGAAATAAAAGGGCAAAGCTAATATCTTTGTCATTGTTTCTGTTTTCGCCATGGTCGGCGTAGTACGAAGTTGAACTATTATGCCGATTTTGCGAGTCCCCTGGAGCGCCCAAGGTGCGCCCTCGATACCAATGCAGGTATCAAACCCCATCAAAGACCCGAACCGCCTGGTTCGCGTCAGGACCACGTTTTCCCTATCTGTTCCGGAAAACATCATAGACCTATCTCTAATAAAAAAGCTGGGTCTAATCTCAATGGGCCAGACTAAAGTAACCCGCAAATCTGGCCGGTTAACAAAAGATTTTTACTATGTGAATTTACATTTAACCGTGGGGTTAATGGGGGCGCTCACTGAAAAAATAAGATACCGCGGCATTATGGTTGTGCCGGCAGAGCGAGAGATACGGCACGGGCTAGTCCTCGGAGCCGACCTCATCCGTAGAGGCCACCTTACTGTCAACAGTGACGGGCTTACTTTTTGCTTTTGAGTCCGGGTTATTCGTCATATTGAACGGCAGCTGATTAACCTCGTAAGTCCTGTCCATACTCTTCATTATGGTCAGCACCGCGGCCCTCTCGGCTACCCCCACATTTTGGTAGTGCTTTAACAGCTGATCCTGGCTGCTAGGCTCCACGTCGTAGCTGGCAGAATCCTCCCGCACTATATCTATCTCTTCACCACCAATAAGCTGCGTCGCTTTCAAAATAGCCGGGGCATCATCGCTCCCAACCATCAATTGTAGATAACCCTCCCTGCCTTTTTTTATATCCGCCAGTTCGTCGGCGCTTATTCTTGAGTAATAAACATCTCTCCCTTTTAGCTCTTCAAGAGTATCTGGGCCTGCTGGAGTGTAGATGTTAGCCGCGGTATACGAAATAAGGTCCTTCTCCTCTCTCCTGGTCACTTGATGGGTGATAACAACGGCTGATTGCCCTCCAGAGCCGTACAGAAGGTGTATTTTGCCTTTGGGTATCTCTGCCAGGGCCGCATGCAAAACAGCGGAACAGACAGAATCAGAGCCGCAGTCAGGCGACAAATAAGGCTCCCCTTTGCCTGTCAGCAGCCAGTCAATGCTCACGTTCTCACCCTCACTAATGCGGATAAGAGCGTCGGCCTTTGGTGGTTTATCGTCTGAAAATATCGCATTAATCCTGGTGTTTCTCAGGCCTAAAGACCGGCCCCACGGGTGTTTCTCCCTGTTACCCAAGATTAATTTTATACGGTATAAAAAACTATTATTTCGCTTTTCCGAAATCATGGCATATTATATTTCGTAATAAAGAGATACGTTCTGTTACGTTTCGTTAAATGGAGATTTTAATCTATGCCAAAGCAAAGTGATAGCCAAAAAACCAGCCCAAATGATGATGTAGGTCACGTAGACATAATGGTCCGCATGCCATCAACAATGCATAAGCGCTTCGAGGCTGTGCAAAAGCGTGAAGTTCGATCCGCTAATGCTCAAATTTTGTATTACCTCCGCCAGGTCCCTGAATTGCAGCCACAAGAAGGAAGTTAAACCACCGGCCCCTTAATGACAATGTGAAAGGAAACCACAATGGCACATTTAACCAATAAAGAAAAAATGCAGGTCCGGAGAGAGGTATCTAGATTTGTTCGCGCTTATGAAAGCGAAGAGGGAAGGGGCGCAACTGCTATGGCTAAGGCTCAGGGCCGGTCAATTAAACTAGTAGCCAACGAGACAAATCCAAACTACGAGGGCGCCAAGTATGCCATTGAAGAGGCTATCGACGCGGAACTGATTGCAGATATTTATCCTCTGCTCCACATGCATGCGCGAGTCACCGGCCATGTCTGTTTCCGTATGCCGAAACCAGACAAGCCGCTGGGCGACCTAGACCTAATAAATGCAATCACCCAGTTCCAGGCCGACAACGGCCGCACCTGCGAAACCATAAAGAACGCCCTGGATCCCAACGGCCCAGGCGGTACCGCCATTATGCCAGACGAAGTTATAGCCATAGCCGAGGCCGGTTACGAGCAGGCCTCCACCCTTATGGCTTTAATCGAGCAATTCAAACTACTGCAAGAACCAGAACGTCAACACTAGGAGGCACCCATGGAGAACGGCCACAACATAGCACTAGCTTTTATTGAAAAACACGCCAGTGAACATCTAAGTGGCGACGACACGCTGCTTGTTCAGAGAACCACTGACCATCTGGTAGACGAGTTCGGAATCTCAGCCAGCACCGCGACCGATATCGCCCTGCAAGCCTACGCAGAACGCGCCAGCAAGGGACGCAATGAATATATAGACATGTCTCGTTCTACTAGCTGCGGTGTATTTCTGCGAAAACCCAGCACAGGCTCCACGCTCTTTTTCACAATTTCTGATCTGCTTGAACTTGCAAAGCAGAGAGAGGCGCAAAATGCGGCTTAATATGCAAACTAAAGAGAAGATGATCAGCGCCATAGTAGAAAACGCCACTAAAGATAGAATAGAGAACCTACAATGGCGCGAGGCATCCCTGGCCGATGAAGTGTATCGCCACTTTGTTGGGCGTTATCAAAAGGAGATAGAAGCCTTACCCTCAGACTGGTTTGCAGAATCAGACTCCATAAAGCTCTACATCCATTCAGGCAACGGCGAGAACAGACAAACTCCCGTTCACGTAATGGACAAAGAGGGCCGGTTCGACTACCAGCTAAAAATGTCCAAGCCCAGGGCCATGCCCCACTCAATAGCTAAAAATGGCTGTCACCTAATCCACAAGGGAACAATGGCGATCGATGCCCTGCAGCTAATGCAAGAACACAAAGAACTCTGGACCCAGGTTAAAAAGCTAAGGGAAGAGACCCGGGCTTTTCTCAAGGGCCACACCACCGCCGCCAGCCTGTTGAAAGAGTGGCCAGAGGCTGAGCGATTTCTGCCAGAGCAAAAAGAGCCATCCAAGCCGCAAGTAACTGGCGAGCTACTGAACCGACGCATTAACAACATAGCAGCAGCAACACAATAACGGAGAACACCATGGAATTTACAGTATCGCCCAAGGCGCTGCTGGAAGCTCTTGCCCATAATGTGGCAGAGAAGCGAGCAACGCTGGATATTTACACCCACGCAAAGTTCGAAACCAGTAAAAACACCCTGTTTATCACTACATGTGATGGCGGTCGCGAACTGCAAATAGGCATACCGGCCAAGGTGACCGAGGAAGGCTCCAGCACTATAGAAGTAATGCGCCTCAAGTCTGCCCTCAACGGCCTATCTGGAGAGGTAAAATTCTCATTTGATGGAGCCACAGAATCCACCACCATGTCCCAGGGGCGCAGGCGCTACCGCTTCAAAGGCCACCCGGTTGAAAAATTCCCGCTCGGCCCTGAAATCAAAGAGTCTGAAACGGTAGAGCTAGACCTGAAAAAGCTGGCGGCAGCAATAAAGGCCGTAGCCTACGCGGCAGGCAAAGCGGATGTCCGGTATTATCTTAACGGCGTCTGCCTGCGCGGCGATTGGGTAGTGGCCACCAGCGGCCATGCCATAGCATCGGCTGAAATCGGCGCCAACCTACCTGATTGCATTATCCCGAATGATTCAGTGCAAGAGTTAATCCACGCTCTCAACATGCCCAATGCCACCCTACATAAAGGCATGGCCCTGGAAGTGAAGGCAGAAAAATATAGATTTCGCAGCAGCCTTGTAGAGGGCAAATTCCCAGACTTCACTAGGCTGGTTCGCATACCAAGCAATGCCGGTTCCATCAAATTACAGACTAAAGATATTCTCGATTCAATCTCCCGAATATCAGTCTTTGCCGAGAGTACCAAGCTATCCGGCCGTGTAGGCGTTTATATGGACGGCACCAACGCAATACTGCACTCAGGCAATGAGTCTGCAAAAGATGAATTTCCAGCTGAATGCGTTGGCGATTGGCCAGAGGTTCTAATGGATATAAACATGCTCCGCAATGCACTAACCGCCGCCGGAACAGAAATCACCTGGTACAACCCAGGATCCTACGAGCAGCAATTTTTCACAGCAGACGACGGGGTGGCCATTCATTCCGTTATGCCTCAAAAGAGATAAGGAGAACACCATGGGCATGGTATTAACAGCTTATAGCGACGATGAGATAGTCAAATATGTAGACCGCAGCAATCCACAGGTAGATGAGCTTTGCAATCGGCTTGAAGTGACAAGAAATCTTGAGGCTCATCTGGAGTCCTCACAGGAGGAAATAACTAAGCTCGAAGAAGATCTCGAAAACAAAGACAAAATAAATGCTGAATTACTCAGATCGTTGAGTGCTATCAATGCCAAAGGCGAGGACATAAAAAGAAAAGTATCGTCTCTTTTAGCGCTATTCCCGCAGCCGATAAATGATTCAACAGGGCAGCATGGATGTTGCGAGGAGAGCCAGGGAGAGCTTAATGCCTAAATCACAAGCCTACCCACTGGCGTGGCCACAAGGATGGTCACGGACACCAAATCATAAGCGTAAACGTGCCAACTTCGGGAAAAGAGGCAGAGACTCGAGCGAACTTTATACATCCAAAAAGAAGCTGACAATTGCCGATGGCCTTAGACGGGTTACCAGTGAACTGGATGCTTACACCAAGCGTGGCCATAGCTGGCGCGTGCCGGTTGACACTATCGTTATATCCTCTGATTTGCGCGTCCGCAAATCAGACGGCCTACCCGCATCAAGCCAACGCACACCAGAAGATTCGGGCGTTGCTGTCTATTTTGAACTGGACGGTACAAAGCAGGTAATTCCTTGCGATCGATACGGCCGCATAGCCGACAACCTGGCGGCAGTGGCTGCCACCCTGTCAAGCCTGCGAGCTTTGGAGCGTCACGGCACAGGCGTAATGGAGCGCGCCTTTACCGGCTTTGAGGCTCTACCGTCACCAGAACAGGCCGGCGGTATCCCATGGCAGGAAGTTCTCGGAGTAACCAATGGCACCCCGCTTGAAGAGGTGCGCCTTGAATATCGTCGACTCCGCTCAAAAGCCCATCCCGACAATGGCGGCACCCCGCAAGAACTGGAAAAAATACAACGCGCATGGGAGCAGGCGCAGATGGAGTTAGGTTGATGTACGTTCTGAATCTATTCGGATTAGTAAATCAATACATCAGCACCCTAAACAGCAGAAAAGTAAGACTCCGGGTCGTCAATACACTCGCCGGTGTCAAGGTGGGTGGCATCCAGGATTCTATCGGCTCGAAACGTGCGGAAGGCATGGCGGGTCAAGCAAAAAGCGTCGATGTAAATGTATGCGCTCTTGGTTTCGCAGCCACGGAAGTTGATTTGTCGCTCGGTGACATCTCCGTTAGCCGCCATATACAAAATCTCAAAAGCGTCGCCAGGATCAGGCGGGAGAAAGAAAGAGCTTTTCTTTTTTTTCCTTTTTCTTTTTTTGGGGCGCTGCTCCAAATCATCCCTAGTAAGAGGTGTAAGAGGATCAAAGTCATCCAGCACCCTATCACAGAAATCACTCAATTCACTTCGCAGTCCAGCCGCTTCTTTCTTGCTCAGTTTGCAATCACTCAAGGCGGAAGAGACGTTTTTCAGAATGGGAGCAGTCCTAAAATCTTTGCTGTACCGCTTGTCTCGTTTCAGCCATTCGTGCAGATAATCTGCTTCTTCTCGGGAGACCGCATCGTCTATCAATATGCCCTCGCACAAACCGGCAAGGCGATAGATTTCAGGGCCAGGCAATATCTTGTGGCCTTCCTTTACTGGCGGCAGTACACTCTTAAGTCTCTCCAGAATTCCCACGGGCAACCTCCTGTATCTTTATTGTTGACAGAAGATACTACTACCCCTAATATTGGTAGTGCAATAGCAAAATCTATTGCCGGGATTGACCTCCTGAAACCACGAGCGCACAGGCGCTCACCCGAAGTGCCTTTTTTTGTGCCCGCGTTTTTTATGGCGGGTGTTATGGGGGCTCCTTCGGGAGCGCCGGACCTCGTGGCCGGTAAGGTCAACCCTGTGACATCCGCCACCCTCTTGATTGACCTCAATGGTGGCGGTTCTCTAACCAACCACGAGGACTTGTCATGTCTAGATTACATGCAAAAGCCCTGTTTCAGGGTAATTCAGAAGCACCCACAAAACCCAGCCTTCGGCTTATCTCACCAACAACTAAGCAGCCTGCCAGTGATATTCACGGCAAGGCTCTGGTTTTGCGCGGCTCTATGGCTGTGGATTACTGCCTGGGGCAACTATTGGAAGATAAGGAGGTAACTAATGGATAAGTTAATTTCACCACTTCAAGTAATCAATAATCCATTCTTGTTCGCTGAACACGAAGTTCGCACCGCCACCGATGAGAAAGGCGAGGCATGGTTCTGTGCCAAAGATGTATTTAAGTCCCTGGGCATCTCTTGGAAAGGTGCTAAAGGTAGTCTGATGAATTGCCCTGAAGAGTGGCAAATGGTCTGGTATCTCCAGACCAGTCATGGCCAAAAAGAGACTATTTTTATCTCAGAACCGGCTGTTTATCAGACCAGTTTTCGCTCAAACAAACCAGAAGCCGTGGCCTTCACTAAATGGGTATGCGAGGAAGTTCTCCCGGCAATACGCCGCCAAGGGTTTTACGGCCAGATCACCTCTGGCCAGCAGATTGCTCTACGCAACCAGAAAATAAAGCTGATTGAGAAGCTATCCACTAAAGACGCATTTATCTATGAGGCGGTTCTGACCAGCCTGCGGAATGTCTGCAATCAATTGGGCGAACCTATGCCAGACCCTGCCTTGCTTGGCAAGGATCGCCGTCAGCTTGAGTTGGGGGTTGGCCATGACTAAAAGCGAAATCCTACTTCAAACCCTGGGCCAGATAGACACAACCATCGCGGATGGTCGTGAATCCCTAGAGATAGCCATTGATTCTGTTGGCGACACCATCACCGCAGATGATGCGCGTGAAATTCTGGATGTTTTTCTTGCCAAATTATCCGATCTAACCGAAGAGGCCAGAAGAGAGATTCCAGCGCCACCCGCACCAATCATGCCTGGTTCTGATCCTCACACCCTGATCTATGAGGCTAAGTCTGCCGTGAATTGCATTAGCCGTTTAGCCGGCGAGAGGGATTCCATGCTAAGTGACGTTAGCGGCTGGGGTCTGTGCGCTTTGCTCAGTTTGGTTACTGATCGGCTGTCTGGCGCTTTACTCATGATGGGCGGTGACCCGGATATTTTCTAACTAACAGGGGCCGGTTTTCCGGCCCCGCCTTTGGATTAGCAAACTAATAATGCATCAAGACATATTAAAAGACCTAACCGCGGCCCTAAAAAATGACTATGGGTTTAAGAAAAAAGGCAAATGGCTGCGCGAGGGAGAATGTCCGTCTTGCAGCAAAAAGGAGTTATACACCCACGCGGATGGCCCCTGGGTTATTAAATGCGGCCGCCCTGTTAAATGTGGCTGGGAATCATCTATAAAAGAGCTATACCCAGAGATATTTGAAGGCTTCAATAAACGCTACCCAGAAACTCCGGAAAACCCCAACGCCACCGCCGACGCCTTCATGGCCATGAGCCGCGGCTTTGATATTGGCCTGATAGACGGCTGGTATGAGCAGGGGAAGTTCTGGCACCCGGATGCAGACAAAGGAACCGCAACCGTTCGGTTTTATCTGGATAAAGAGGCTGGCATCCACATGGAGCGGTTTTGTGAACAGGTAACAATAACCGACCCAGATACAGGCGAGAAGAAGAAGCGCAAGGCCCATTTTAAAGGATCACATGCCGGACTCTGGTGGGAACCGCCAGGGCTGGAAATAGAAGATGGGGACGAGGTTTGGTTGGCCGAGGGCTGCCTTGACGCTATTGGGTTGATGCTCAATGGCGCCAAGGCCGTTTCCACCCTGTCTTGCGTCAACTATCCAAAGAAAAAGCTAGAGGAGCACAAAGGCAAGCAGGTCACCTGGATGTGGGCTCTGGATAACGACAAAGCCGGCCGCGACTACATCAAAAAGCATGTAAAGAAAATGCGCGAGGCCGGTTTAAATGTAGGCGCTGCCCTGCCTCCAGCCTATGGCAAAAAACAGGATTGGAATGACCTGCACCAGGCCGGAAGACTGGAAGAGGAAAACCTTAAATACTACCGCTACCTGGGTGCGCTACTCATTGCCCAAAGCGCGGAAGAAAAGGCCCTGCTTATGTACGAGCATAAGGGCCGGCGGGAGTTTCCTTTTGAATTCAATAACAGAACCTACTGGTTTCACCTCAACCTAACCAAGTTCGATAAGGCTATGGCCAAACCTGGAGGAGGCGACGAAGAGGAAGGAGAAAAGAAAGCCGACCTCTACAAAGACCTATCAGAAGAGGAAATCCGCCAGCTGGCCCTAAAGTCCGCCAGCAGCATCACCCCTATTGCTAATTGCGCTATTAGATTTCTTTATTACCAGGAGAATCAATTAACCGACGAATCCTGGTACTACGCTAGAGTGACCTTTCCCCACGGCGGCATGGCTAGAAAAAATACTTTTACAGGCGGCCAGTTGGCCGGCGCGTCCGAGTTTGCCAAGCGGCTTATTTCTATGGCTGCCGGCGCGGTCTGGACCGGGAGCTCAACCCAGCTTAACCGCATTAAAGAAGATCAGCTGTATGGCATCAAAACAGTTCAGACGGTGGACTATGTAGGCTACTCCAAAGAGTATGATTGTTATGTGTTCTCAGACATCGCGGTTAAAGATGGCCAGACAATCCGGCTGAACGACGAGGACTTTTTCGACGTAGGCAAAATATCTATAAAGTCCCTGAACCGATCAATCAACCTCAATGTTAATCCGGCGCTGGAGAAATTCCGCCCCGACACTATCGAACTAATCTATAAAGCCTTTGGCCCCCATGGGATTGCGTCCGCTGTTTTCTGGTTTGGCTCACTGTTTGCAGAACAGATTAGAGCCACACAAAAAACCTTTCCTTTCTTTGAAGCGGTGGGAGAGCCTGGGTCCGGTAAATCCACCCTGATCGAGTATCTATGGAAGCTGGTGGGTCGGTTCGACTACGAGGGGTTTGATCCCAGCAAGTCCACCCTGGCAGCCAGGGCGCGTATTTTTGCCCAGGTCTCTAATCTGCCTATCAGTCTAATCGAGTCTGAGCGTGAAGACGATAGAGCCAAAAGCGGCCGCTTTGATTGGGATGAACTTAAAACCGCTTATAACGGCCGCTCGGTTAGAGCTCGCGGCATCAAGTCCACCGGTAATGAAGTTTACGAGCCGCCGTTCCGCGGTGCCATCGTTATCTCTCAGAATGACCCGGTCAACGCATCAGACGCCATGCTGCAGCGTATCGTCCATATAAACATCACCAAGGCCGGACACAATCCGGAAACCAGGAAAGCGGCCGGAGTGATGGAGACCATGGCGATCGAGGAGGTAAGCGGCTTTCTGCTCAAGTCCGTGGCCAAGGAAAAAGAGGTAATGAAAATAGTTAACGAAATGGCGCCCAAATATGAGGCGGCATTGATGGGGTTGGAAGAGATAAAGAACGTCCGCATAGCCAAGAACCACTCCCAACTCAAGGCCCTACTGGATGCCATGGGCAAAGTGTTCAGCCTGCCGGAAGATATGGTCCTGGAAACCCACACCACCCTGGATGATATGGCCGTGGAAAGACAAAAGGCCATAAATATGGATCACCCCACAGTCACAGACTTTTGGGAGACCTTCGAATATCTGGAAGAGCTGAAAGACCTGAACCATTCCAAAGACGATGAACTGATTGCCGTCAATCTAAACCATTTTGTCAAAGTTGCATCGACCAATAATCAACAAATTCCGCTCTTATCAGATTTAAAGCGCCACCTTAAAACCAGCCGCCATCGCAAATACATAGGCCAGAAATCTGTTAACTCAGGAATATGGGTCGGCGGCAGCGTAGAGAGCAAAGCGAAAACAGTAAGATGTTGGATTTTTCAGGCGGCAAAGTAAGGAGAATTTATTATGGCAATGAAATATGTAAGGCATGAATTAGCGGGGTTCGTTTTGTTCCCCAACTGCCCGTATGTGTCACACGCGGAAATGGGGAGATTGCTGGGGCGGGATATGGTGGTCTCTGCTGGTTTTGCTCAATCCACACCCGACGGGTTTGAGTGTTTCGGGTTTTCTGAGTCGTTAAACATCGGCCCTGGAGAGAACGACACCCTGGACCTGCGAAATCAAGTTGCTACCGGGTTAAGACCGTAATGGATCAGCTAATAATAGCCGTCACCGGCATCCCGGCAATATGGCTGGTTAATGACCAGCGCAAGGCCTGGAGCCGTTATGCCTGCCTATTCGGGCTGGCCGGCCAACCTTTCTGGATCCACAACACCCTAGTCAATGAGCAGTGGGGCATGTTCGCCATGGCCATAGTTATCACTATCTCATGGGCCAAGGGCTTTAAAGCAAACTGGATGGGGAAATAACAATGAGGAAAGCCATATCTATTGTTCTGTTACTGCTGGCCATGGATGCGGGCGCGATCGGTTACGAGGCCATGCGCCAGAAGATATGGAGCAAGCTATATCCAGACGGCGGCTGGACTCTCTACTGCAATGAGCGGTTTTCTGGTGGCCAGAAAATATGGAGAAGAACCGCCGGCATGCAGCTGGAGCATGTCTATCCTGCATCCTGGATGGGCAGACACCTGGGCTGCGGATCCCGCCACCGCTGCCGCAAGACCAGCGCTCTATTCAACCGCATGGAGTCAGATCCCCACAACATCTGGCCGTCCCTAACCCAATACAACCAGATGCGGTCGAACCTGAGATACGGAGAAATAAGGGGCGAGAATTGGCGCTTCTCAGGTTGCGATTTTGAAATGCACCACGGCATAGTCGAGCCAGGGATCCGCGCCCGCGGCCCCATCGCTAGAACAATGCTCTACATGCAAAAAACCTATGGCCTACCGATCAATAAGCTGCTTATGCATAAGTGGGCCAGACAACACCCGGAGACGGAGGAAGAGCGGCGGCGTAATGCCCTGATTCCAAAGTTTTGGCGGCAATAAGGAGTAGAACGTGACAATTAAAAATTCAGCTTTTTCAGTGTGGACCCCTGACGGAACGATAGCCGAAATCGGAATGGATGGTGAGCAGTTCATATTCAATGAAAAACTATGCAGGCAAACGGCCGCCGAGCTCAGTGGATCCATAGAGAAAGGAGGGTCGTTGGTTGATAATTTGCATCGGTACATAGCAAAACTGCTGACCATGATCCTTGATAAGCAGTCCAACAAACATGCAAGTATTCTCCCCGATATAAAAGACGGTGATACGGTCATTCTTACTGGCGATTCCCACCGATACGAATCAATAAACTTTTTCGCGCAAAAGCTATCCGCCCGCGGGACCAAAGACGTTACGTTATTTATTATTCCCCAAGGGCAAAGCATTGAAGTTATCAACGATGAAGAAATGGAGAGGCATGGATGGGTGCGAAAGCCTTTTGTCGGAGTTGATATGGCAAGGGGTAAAGACACAACCGCTATCACACCGAAGAAATCATGACAATCTGGTATCTGGTTTTAATGATCGCAGCTTTTGCTCTGCTGCTGCTCGGTGCGCTGGCGGTCTGCTGTTGATAACCATGAGTTCATGGTGTGGATGAATCGCAGCATCGTGAATTCATTACAACTCAATATTTGCGATTCAATTTAACAACTGAGGGTTTTATCTATGACCACGACTGTAACAGTAGCCGCACACTGCGACGAGGACACAACCAAAGTCAGAGTGATTGAGGGCGATCATGATTCAGACGAGAAAGTCGAATCTTATTTGGAAGATGGTGAACAAAAAGACTTCTACGTCTATGACAGAAAATATTTTTCTGTCGACGAAATACCTAAGTAACAGGAACGCCCCGCCACAGTGGCGGGGCATAACCACCAATACAACCAGGGGCATCAAAATGAAAAAATTACTATTAATCGGAATAATCCTACTGCTTACCGGCTGCGCCTCTTCGCCCTGGGGTAGTGCGACCAGCGGCGGAGCATCTTACACCTATAGCCACACCACGGCCGACGGCGATACCTGTACAGTGCAGACCACATCCGCCAGAGACATCGCCGGCGGAACAATCTCTATAGATCAAGATTGCACATTAACTGCAGGCGCGGCCGACGCCACGGGTGTCAGCGAATCAATCTCAGCAATAAATGGCCTGGTCAAGCGGCTGCCACTAACTCAATAAACAGGGGGACCCAATGAAAAAGGTACTTAAATATTCAGCACTCTATTTACTCACCGGCGCAATAATGATGATCGGCATGAAGGGAGTGGATACTGCATGGCCGTTTCAATCTAGCCTAACGGTCATTCACTATGTCTGTGTGTCAAAAGACGGCAGCCTTAAAGGGTGTAAAGCTCTAACTGATAGCGAAATCAAAAAGCTGAAGGAATAAGCGAGGTCGGCTTGATTACCTAGTTAGAATTTTACTGAGGATGACGCAATGGGAATGGCACCAATTACCGAAGAGGACAAGCCTGCAGTTGAATCAATGATTAAGCGCATTGGTCGGCTCAGGAAGAGGCAGGTAGCAAGCGACCGCCTCGCTGCAACGATTAAGGAGATTAAATTCAGCGGTAAGCCAAGATGTAGAACGTGCAAGCATTTTGATGTGTTAAAAGACCCTGCGCACCCAGAGATAAATAATTTATGCACATCTTATGAAGTATTGGCACTTGGAGTGCAGCCTGAGCCAAATGAAGGATTTGGATGTATTTTCCATGAAACATAACGATGAAAATAAAACGTGCCACCACTGAATTTGAAAAAGCCGCAACGATGCGAAGCATCGTTTTGATTGACTTGTTGTGCAGCCGGATCTAGAAAAAATGGAAAGACGAGACATTGGCATTGCGACGCTCTACCACGGGGATTGTTTAGACCTCATGGACGCGCTTCTGGCGGCAGACGCCGTGGTTGCCGACCCACCATACGGAATTGACCTTAATTCTATGAGCGGCACTTACCGGAGTAGGTACGTTAAAGCAGCGGACGAATATTTGGTGGAAGGTGATGATAAACCTTTCGACCCTGAGCCATGGCTGGCCTTCCCCAAAACCATACTATGGGGCGCGAACCATTTCGCAAGCCGCCTCCCAGATGCTAGGAAATGGATCATATGGGACAAGCGCGAAGGGACTACGCCAGACAACCAGGCGGATTGCGAGATGGCTTACACCAACTTGAAGGGGCCTGCCAGACTCTACAGCCAGCTATGGCGTGGTATGTGCCGCAGGGGCGAAGAAAATATAAGCCGCCAGGGGCGTGTCCACCCGACACAAAAGCCGGTGGCTTTGATGATGTACTGCATTGAGCAATGCCAATTACCACCAGAGTCTCTAATTGTTGACCCTTATATGGGCAGCGGGACCACTGGCGTTGCTGCAGTTCGATTAGGCCACCGATTCATAGGGGTGGAAAAGGTGCGTAGGCATTTTGAAACCGCCTGCACTCGAATAGAAGTAGAGCAGCAACAGTGCCGGTTGGCGCTCTAGGCTGCACAACAGAGGAGTATACAGCGCTCATTTAAACAGCTTTTCTGATAATCTATATATTATCAACCACCTAAAAGGATGCAGGGGTGATTTATGGCAAGAGCGGACCATAGGTTTGTAGTGACCATGAAAGACAGATGGACAGGGGAGCAATTTACTGTTCATCTGGTCCAGGCCGAGGTTAAAGGGAGGTTTTGGCCGAAGTTCAATGGAAAGAACTCTAAACGCTACCCCGAGATAACAAGCACTGAGCTGGGTAGAAAGATATCGGGCTGGCTAAAAAAACAACAAGAAAAGGGGTTTTGCTGGTGGGATTTAACAAAATATCACACATCAATATGATTGTTCGCTTTCGTTTCACATTGCCAGGGCAACCTCTCTTTTGCTTTAATTGTCGGCCATAACGGATAGGTGTTGTTTTATGGCTAATGGCGTAGAAACCCATCGCGGCAAGCTGCGAGTCTATTTCACTTACAATAAAGAGAAATGTAGAGAACCCCTGGGCCTGCCCCCCAATGAGGATAATATCGCCTATGCCGAGCGCATGGTGGCTCAGATTAACCACGAAATAAATGCTGGCACCTTCGAATATGCCCGCTATTTTCCAAACTCAAAACGACAGCTCACCAACCGTCTTGGCCACTATATTAATATCTGGCTGGACATCAAAAAGAACCAGGTTGCTGATTCCACATATAGAGGATACCGCACATGCACAGATCGAATCCGCAGCAAGTTCGGAGATAAGCAAACACACCAAATAGATTACATAGAAATAGAGGGGTGGATTGCAAACGACCTGACCCGCCTGTCGTCAAAGACTATAAAAGAAACTATGTTCTGCCTCCGCCAGATATTCTCGCTCTACAGAAAGAGGTATCCCTTGGCCCTGGATCCTACAATGGGCATAAGAGTGAAGCTTCCGGACGACGACGACCCGGATCCGTTCACCCGCGATGAGATCAGCAAACTATTGAACGCCCACCCCAGGGACAACAGGATCCAGGAACTAAATTTCATAAAGTTCCTACTATGGACCGGCCCCAGGGTATCAGAGGGCATCGCCCTGGCCATGGAAGATATCGTCGACCTGGACAAGGGGATAGTCCACTTTCGCCGGTCCTGCGTCCGCGGTCGCTTTAGGTGTACCAAAACCAAAAGATCAGTCAGAGAAGTAGAACTAATCAAGCCGGCCCGAGAGGCCCTGCAGGCTCAGATTGAAATTATAAAAGACCTGGCACCGGTCACCGTTGATGTAACCCAGCGCGACAACAGAACCATCAAAAAGGAAAATATCCGGTTTGTTTTTCTCAACTCCAACACCATGAGGCACCACCATTCAGAATCCACAATTCGCGATCGCTTTTTTAAAGCGCATTGCAATCTGGCAGGGGTTAGGTACAGAGGAACAAATCAATGCCGGCATACATACATCAGTCAGATGTTAACAGCCAACATGCCACACGAGTGGATTTCAAAACAAACAGGCACCTCAGTCGAAATGATCCGGAGGCGATACGGTAAATGGATCCAACAAGATTCTGATGACATGGTTTCCCTGGCAGAATCCAGGCTCAAATTAATCTAA